TTAGTATATTATAACATGCTTTCAATCAAATGTAAACAAAAATCTATAAAAAAGATTTAATTATTTTTAACAAAAGTGTTGACAAATTCGGCTAAATGGTATATAATAATATAGTCCACCGAGGGGGTGAAGGTATACCATATTAATGTACTGTCTCCTTAGTCGGTACGGGGTCATAGTCCTCATCTGTTATTTCTTCTGTGACTTCAAATCGGGTTGCAATTTCATCTGTGATTCTTTGTAGGATGGCTTCCTGGGATTCAGGAGCCTCGAAGGACTTTTTCTGGAGTGCAAACTTTATATATTCTCTCTTTATGTCTTCTATTACACTAGAATCCCCTACAATATTATGTTTATCAATAGAGTGCCTGTTCTGATCTGAAAATGGAAACCAAGGAGTAAATGAATAGCCACCAACCATACTGCTGTAAACTGCGACTGGCCTTTCAACTATATAGTTATCCCTATTATTGGCACTAACCAAGGCAATGATATTATCACCGTTAATTAGCTTAAAGTTTCTTATATTTAGGTCTTCCATATTATATATTTATATCGTATAGCTTGTAATCAAATTTTTCTTTTGAATATATTTTAATGCGCTCTGCCGCATGAACTAAGGTGTAATTCTTTCTGGACTTCCAATGTAAGTCATCTGCTATATCGTATACCTTAGTATTCTTACCATCTGCGGTCTTCCTTAATCCTCTACCTATTGATTGTAGTACCCTAATCTGACTCTTACTTGGTGAAGCAAATATAATATTGTGTAGGCGCTTAATATTAATACCAGTAGAAAAAGTACCCATACTCGCCACAATAATCGCATCATCTTGGGTCTCGGTAATTGCTCTAATTTCTTCTCTCGTATCAACATCTGTTTCTCCACTCACATAAAAGAGTTTCCTCTGTGTCTCTATCTTTTCAAATTTATTTTGCAACATATCATGTAGAGGTTTTCCGTGTTTATCGACATATTGGAATAATATGAGTGTATTCCCATCACAATCCATGGCCAGATTAGAGATAAAGTTATTCCTTGGCTCATACTTTACTATAAAGTCCATCTCAGCCTGATAGTCACGTTTTTCTTTACATAGAGCATCAGCATATTTAAGTAATAGAATGTTAATATCCAACTTCGCCAAATCATTATTATCCATTAATTTCTTTGTAGTAGTTACTTTATGGACAGGACCAAATAAACCCTCTAATACTAACTGATGGGTCTGTGTTCCATCCAAAGTACCTGTAGTGCCCATACGGAACTTTGCCTCTGTGCACTTTTCTAAAATAGCGGTAAGTGATTTTGCCTTGAATGAGTGTGCCTCATCTCCTATAACCATTCCGTATGGTTGAAACCAAGTTGACTTTTCTTTATATATTGACTGCCATGTAGTAATTACCACTCTCTGTTGGATGTTATATTTCTCCCTACCAGCATATATTTTATGGCAATTTTCATCAACATTCCATTCATCAAACTGTGAGTAATCAGCAAAGTCAGAATACATCTGTTCTACAAGAGATGTTGTGGGTACTATTAAAAGAACATTCTGGTCTGTGGCCTCTAAAAAGAATCTAACTGCCATGTAAATAATAAGTGACTTACCTGATGCTGTGGGTGATAGAAGTAAAGACTGGCTGTTAGAAAGCGCGTGTTCTAATGCTTCTAATTGATAATCCCTAGGTGTTATTTTATTACCACCAGCAGTGATTGTCAATTCGTTTAGTAGGGCAGGTATGTCTATAACATTCTTGGCGCCTGGCATACCATATTCACCATTGTCAAGTTCTATATCATAACACCTTGCATTTGCAAATTCTTGCATATACTGAAATAACCCAGTATATAATGTTTTCTTTCTTAAATCATACAGCCGTATTTTACCATCCCACATACGATTTTTGTATGCTGGCATGAACTTATATCCAGGGACATAGAAACAAAAATGCTCTGATAATTCTTGCTCTATTGAGGGTTCTGTTTCTATTTCTAAAAACGCCTCATTTTTCTTTTTTATTCTTATTAAGTCCATTGTGGTCCTACAACCCAACCCACTATAGAGAATCTAATTCCCTTTGTAAGTGGTGTTATTCTGTGATGCATAATAGAAGGGAAGACAATAATAGACCCCTGCTTACGAAAGGTTGAAAGGTCAATGTTATCAGCATCCCTAAATTCAAAATCACCACCCATATATTCATTTTCTTTAGATAGTTGTATTATATATGTAAATTTTCTATGTTCTGGCTCAGACCATATTACATCTTGATGCCAATCATATTTACCGCCTGGTCTATACTGCAGTAATTTAGTCTCGTTGATTCTTTTTATTTTATAATTAAAACCTCTATTTCTTTCTTGTACAAGTTTGGCTACTTTTTGGTCTAACCATGCAAATTTGCCAGTTATATCATAGGTATCAACTATACGGGCTTCTGGGTTCTTAATGGTAGTACCTTTCTCCCATTTAGGAGTAATTGAAAAGATTTTCTTAAGCTCGTTTGGAGTAAGAAAGTTATTAAATACCACTTGTGAATTTTCTCCACTCAATCATATTTTTAATGTTCTGATGTCGCCACTTAATATTCTCCATAATCTCTTTAAGAGTATCACAGATTTCTTTTTGGTATTCCATCTTGGCTTGATGTTCTTGTATGATAGGATCGGCGTCGTACCACTTATCCATATCGCCCTTTAAGACAGTAAGACCATTCAATGGATCATAGTCCCATCCTTTTGAGTCCATTTCTTCTTTGGATAATTTGCCGTTATAGTGCATAAACTTATCTCTAAGTATTACTTTGAAGTCTAGATCGAGCTTCTTTAATCTGATCTTATTTACACTATAGAGTTCTAAGTATTTGGCATGAAGTTTTGCAGAGTCCCTAGATGATTCATCAAGACGCATTTCATCAATAGGTGAATCCTTTTTCCACATTTCTAATATTTTTTCTAAATTGTTCATAATAAATCCATCGCTAATAATATACTATTATATCACACTTTCGGGTAAAAGTAAACCCCTATTTGATTTCAAAATAAGTATATTTAAAACTAACGTCCGCTTGCAAATATTCAATATCAGTCTGTTGGGTAGAGAATTCTATTGCAGATAATGATGTAGGGAAACAATCCTTAAATGATATTTCCTTACTTACATTGTTATGTGATGTGAGAATGGAAAGTGTAGTATCAAATTTATACGACTCACCTTTAGGGTCGCCTAAAACATTATGCATCCAATTAAACATTTCTACATAATTATCCATATCTTCTGTAACATTAAACCGAATAGCAAGTTCATCAAATGTCATTCTATCACCACTCATTCCGATATTGACACCTTTATATGGGACAGTGGCCTCTGACATGGAAATACTAGGTAGTGTTACAGCAGTACAGAAATACTCAACATTAGGAAACTGTTGTGCATTTACTTTAAATTGAAACCCGACAGGGCTAAGAAAGTTTTTATTTGTAGTTAATGTGGCCATATATCTATTTATACAATCCTAGCCCTTAAATAAATTACTTCTCGTTTACAAAGTCATTTAATTGTCTTGCTGTTGAGATCACTTCTTCAACAGAAACAAATTGATTACCTAATGATTTTTTATCATTTGGAAATGAATCGTTATGATTGAATACCGCATCGTTTTCTCTATGGATATTTCCTGTAAGAATACCTTCTGCGAGTGATAGTAAATCGGCTCTTATTTCATAGCCACTTTTTGCTTGATTTGACATAATTCCTCCTGTGTGTTTGTGTGTTAATGTCAATATTATTTATACGGATAAAAAAAGGGATCCCGAAGGATCCCTTTAGATGAATCGAATTAACGATTATACCTTAGTCAAGCATAATTCCGTCAACTCTAAATACTCTGAAGTATGGATTCGATCTGTTAGCGCCTGCGCCACCAGCTGTACCCACGAATGGGTTCTGTTGCATACCGTATCTAGTTTTGAAACCGATTCTAGGTTGGAAGTCTTCCTCACCCACTGCTTTAACCATAGTTAAAGGAACGTATGGGCAATAGAATAGACCTGCGTCATAAGGATTAGCTCCTCTGTAACCAACACATACAAAGTCTTCTGTCGCATATGGATCAACATATACTTTGAACTTGCCGTTAAGAACACCAGCAAAAGTATTACCAGTATCATCAACGTTTAGGTTAGTTGCAAGTGCAGGACTGTAGTCCAACATACCTGAAGCTGCAAGAATTGAAGCAACGTCTGAAGAACAAAGTACAAAGTTACCTTTTCCTCTTCTTGTTTGCTTAGCAATAATATTTGCTTCTCTTTCGATTTGCATGATAAGACCTTTTGCCTTCTCAGCCAACCATCTGCCATCTGAGTCAGTTTTCATGTTGAAAACACCCTTAAGAGCAACAGACTCTTGTCTTGCTCCGATGATAGCTTTTTGATAAACAGTTCTTACCAACTCTCTGTTGATTTCTGCAAGAATTTCTGCAGAAAGAATGTTAGCAAGTTCTGCTTCAGCATCAAGACCGTGAATTGCTTTAAGGTCTTGCGCTAATTCCATTGTGTACTCAGCTTTAAGTGCTCTGGACTTAGCAGTTACTGTTGCTTTCTCGATTGAGAATGCCATTTCGCCGAAAGATCCACCAGCATTTGGTGCAGGAGTACCCAATGCTTCAGCTGCATCCGTATCCATACCAGAACCGAAAGTAGATACTGTATCGGATTCGTCGATGATGCTGCCTGTAGCAGGTGATTCTGAATCAGTTACACCACCTAGACCTGTTACTCCACCTGCATCAGATGAATGAGTACCAGTTCCAGAGAAGTCTGTATCTGCTTCAGACATAAATGCCTCAGTACCACCTTGTGCACTGTACTTAGACTTCATTGCAAAGATAAGTCCAGTAGGACCATTCATTGGCTGAACACCAGCGATATCATATGCAATAAGGTTAGGCATTGCTCTTCTTACCAATGAGATAAGAACAGGATCAAAAGTACCAATGTTGGTACCAGTTGCGTTTGCAGCGGCCGCTTCGTTTAAGAAGTTACCACCAGCATGAGCAGCTTCTTCTCTAAGAGCTACTTCTTGGTTTTCCAATAGTCTTGCAACAGTTGCTTTTTTGTGCTTGTCCTGAATTTCAGGAACATCTGAATGCTCGAGTACTGGAGACCACTTTTCCATTAAGTTTGAATCTGCGTTAAACATTTTTTGTTTTCCCCTATTAGATTACTTGTTAAATTTAGAGATTGCTTGTGAGTACTTATTCATAACATCACTAACTTCGACCGGAGCCTCGTCAGTTCCTGCTACACTTGATACTTCATCAGTTGATTCGCTAATTTCTTTAGTAAAGTATGATTCTTTAACAACTTTAACTTTCATTTCAAAGTTATCTCTGTTATCGAACTCAATATCTTCAACCAAAGAACCTAACTTCTCAGCTTCTGTGTCTGCAAGCCCCGAAGATTGTTCTCTTACTACCTCAGCTCTCTCCAAAGTTTGAACTGATTCGTGTAGTTTGATATTATCTTCTGTGGTTTTATTTAATGATTCTTCAAGTTCAGAGACTTGTGCAGCCAATTCGTCTACTAAGTCTACCTTACCTTCAGGCACATCGATGTAATGTTCTTTGAACACTGTTTGTAAAGAAGCCATGAATTCTTCAGCAAGTTCAGCCCTAAGACCTTCAGTTACTGCAACTTCATTTTGGTCCATCCAGTTAGAAACAACATAGTTTAAGTAAGAATCAACTTTCTCAACCAGTTCGCCTTTAACGTCTGTAACCTCTTCCTCTAAGTTTTGCGCGTATTCAGTTTCTAGCCTTTCAACTTCCTGAGCCAACTTACTTGTAAGTACAGCTTCAAAAATTGCTCCAGCTTTACCACGGAACCCATCAGACAATGTAGCCTCTTCAGCAATCACTGCATCTAAATCCTCTTCAAAATCAATGGACTCTACTTTAGCTTTCGCCTTGAGCTCATTTTTCTTTTGAGGTGCAGATTTTACTGCCTTATCAACTGAAGCAACAGAGTCTTCCTCTTCGGCTTCGCTGACTTTGGCCATTTTTGCAAAAAGTTTTTGCGCATCTTCTTTTCTAGCTTTCTTCAACATTTCAACTGCTGCTGAGATAACACCGGCCTTAGTTTTAGGAACACTAATTTCTTTGACTTCAGGCTCTTCGTCCTCTTCGTCTTCGTCATCAGTTTCTTCTTTAACTTCGTCCTCATCCTCGTCATCATCTGACTCAGAATCGTGTTTGCCTTCTTCAAGAGTTTCCTCGTTTTCAACTTGTTCGTCTTCAACGAGCTCTTCTTGATCAAGCTCTTCAGCATCTTGTTGAATGTCTTCAGAAACTAAATCTTCATTTTTAATTTCGTCATTTGACATTTGTATTCTCCTCTATTAAGAATTTACAAGTTTAGAGAGGAAATTCTTAAAAGCTTTAATCTCAACATCTGCATTTGCCATGTTTCGAGCTTCTTTTATTTCAGTCTCAATTTCTTCAATTTCTTGTGGTTTCAGTACACCGTTATTCCATACCCATTCAACACCTTCCATAATTCCATTGACAAAAGCCTCTGGAGCGGAAGGGTCTTGAACGATATCTACTGTAGAAAGCATAAAATCCTTACCTACATAAGATGCACCTTGTTTATTCACAAGAGTTCCCATACCACGACTAGAGACACCAAGCTTAACTCCGCCTTCGAGTAGTCCTTCGACTATTTTTCCCATAGGGGTATTAAGTATTGATGCCTTTCCCACAACATCAGTACCGTTCCAATTCAGTTCGGTAATTTTGTGTGAAACTTTATCCAGATTGATAGTCGGTCCTTCTGGGTGATTTAATTCACCAACCGCTCTACCAGTCTGTACTTGTTCTTTTACATATTTGTCTACGGCGCCTTCTAAAATGGACTTTTCATATACACGTCCATTGCGGTTCTTCTTATCCGCTTGCATAAATACGCCTTCGATGACATATTGTTTCTTGCCATCTTTAGTTTTTTCAGTAATAACCTGAAGGTTACTATCATGATACTCTGATATCAGCCTCATTCTAGTTCTTCTCCCATTAATTTGATAAAATCATTTGCAGACTTTTCTGCTTCTTTGGCGTTCTTAAAACTATCATCCAGTTTATCACCGTTAATGTAGACACTATAATTCTTGCCTTTCTGTGCAATTACAATATCTACATTCTTTCTTTTACCGCCCTTCATAGATTTAACTTGTTTCTCGCCGGATGCAAGTTTTAATCTTTCACGCAGTTCTACAAATGTTTGCATTTATTCTACCTCTTCGTCTTCCGAAGATTCTTCTTTTCCAATACTTGATGCAATATCAATTTTCTTTGCATCTAGTGCTGCCTGTAATTTCTGTGCGATAACAGTATCAAAGGCCTTACCAGCCGCTACGTTATCACCTTTACCAACATTGTCAATCAAATCATTAATTGTAGTCATTATTAAGTTCTCCTAGTATATATTTATAAAAAATTAAAAGTCAAGGTCGTCATCATCACCTTGAGCACCGGATTCCTTCTCTGCCTTAATCTGGTCTTCCATTTCTTTCATAGAATCCTCATCCATTTTAAGAACATTCTTAGCAATCCATTCAATGGATACATACTTGCCAGCATATTCATCCACAGTCCCTAACATCTCAAACCTTTCTCGCATCATTTCTGATTCTTTTAATTCTGAGAAGTAGTTATCTTCGATATAATCATATGCAATATATGATTTCCATTCATTCCAATCATTACTGGTAATAATACCTTTAAGTATTAATTGAGTTCTAAGTAATTGGTTAAAGGTTTCACTAAACCTTTTTCTAAGTCTATCAATAAACTTCTTAAATTTAATCTCATCCCTAGTAATTTCGGTACTTCTACCTAAAGTAAACTGTTGCTCTTGCTCTAGTCTATTTACTGGGACATTTAATGATTTATATAATTTCTTTTGGAAGTATATAATATCATCAATCTGGCCAAGATTCTCTCCACCAGGTAGTGTTGAAATTTCAGTACCTCTTCCGCCCTCTCTTCTAGGCAAGAAGAAGTCTTCCAACATTGACATATGTTTCCTATCATCTTTGATATCGCCAGTCTTTGCGTCATATACCAATTTATTTCTATATTGGTTCATAATACCCTTTAGGTATTCTTCTGCCTTACCCTTAGGTAAGTTACCAACGTCAATATAAAAGATTCTTCGTTCTGGCGCTCTACTAATTCTGTAGATAACCAATGAATCTTCCATCATGCGAAGTTGGTTAACAGGTTTAATTGCCTTATGTAAATAAGAGAGTATTCTCTTTCTCTGTGGATCCAACATACCAGAAGTTGCATAACATATTGCATCTGGATGTATTTTCAACCCTTGGCCAGAACTATTCATCTTAGTGTCTTGGAATAGGAAATACTCTTGCTGTTTCTTAATAATTTTTGCCCCAGTTTTAGGGTCTTGTTCTTCTTCGATTTCTTTGACCTTTCTTAATTTAGTGGGGTCAATATATCTTAATTCTTTAATTCCATTTTTTGGATTCTTATCATCAATAATAACATGATAAGGTAATCTTCCGTCTACATACCACTTTCTGAATATATCATGTGCATATGCATTGAAGTTTAATAACTGTAATATAGTTTCAAATTCATTCTTAATTGATTCTTTAATTTTATCAGAAATTTCTAATTTATCAAGAATTAGGTTAACAGGAGCCTCGTCATTATCTCCCACAATCGATTCATTAATAATATCTTCAATCGCAGCATCACACTCTGGTTGAGATGCAATATCGCGATATTTAAATATTAAGTCAGTTTCATTCTTGGCTTTATCACCATCTAAATCTAAATATGCACCAAAGTGCCCACCGGTAGTAATAACACCAGTGCCGTCTTCATCGGTATTAGGGACAAATGAAGGCCTAATAGGTTCTTCAGATTTCCTTTTAATTTCAAAACCAAAAAATTCTGCCATATTCTTTTTCCTCAAATAATATCGGGAGGGAATAAATCCCTCCGTCTATTATATTTATACACCAAATTATGATGTAGTGTCTGACTCCCAATACTGAACTTGTAGTTCAACCGTGAATTCTTCGATCTGATTTTCAGAATCATAAGAAAGCTCGATCGCGCCTACGTTAGTAGGGAAAGTGCCACGGATATCATATTTCTTAGTGACTTCTCCAGCCTTATTTAATTGTTCAACAATCATGTCAGCCTGATAGTCAGTAGGATTTGATAGACCCGTATTTTCATTATGGTTGTTAATACCATTCATCCATCTTTCAAATGCTCCTCTCACCGAAAAGTTTACATCATTAATGATAGTAATACTCCAAGGTTCGAATGTTCTATCACCAGCAATCTGTAACTGTCTACCACGGAAAGGTACCATGATAGGAGCTATGATTGATGCTGGCATCTGAGCACCTTTGCACAAGAATGATGTTAGTTCAACATCGCCTTGAGCGTATGAAGGAAAATTACATGTTACCTTGAACATGTTAGCACGAGCACCACCTCCAACTAATTTGGATTTAAAATCGTCTACGCCTAAAATTGCCATTTTCTATTCTCCCTATACACCAGCGATTTCAGAGAAATCGACTCCGGTTCTTGTTGCCACAAAGTTAAGAGTAATGAAGTTAATTGATCTTGCAGGCTTGATAAAGATATCAGCTACAAATCTATTAGCATCAACAACTTGACTTGTGTTGTTAGTTTCGTCACATACAACTGCAAAGTCTGTTACACCTCTTCGGCCCTTAACATCTCTAAGGAAAGGTTCAACCAAGTTTCTGAATTGTGCACGAGTAAACTCGTCATTAAATTCAAATAGTTGCGCCTCTGCTGCAGTTGCAATAGCTTTTTCCAATACAATGAATAGTCTTCTGACGTTAATTCTGTCAAAAGCAGATGGTCTTTTAAGAAGAGTTTTATCACCAAATAGAACAGTACCTTGTCCAGGCAATGATACGATTGGGTTTACTCTATCTTTATAAAGATTATCTCTATGTGCCTTAGTAGGATTAAATGCCAACTTAGTGACACCCAAAATTTGGCCACGATTTACACCAGCTGGTGAGAACCATGCGTCTGCCACATTATCGGTATTAGCACAAAGACCAGCCTGATGGCCGCCTGCACCAATCCATCTATACACATCATTGTATTTATCATATACATAAACAGCAGTAGAATCTACAGCCGCATATGATGTAGAGGTTAGGCCACCGACCCACGCTCTTACAGTACTTTCTGGGTTAGATGCATCCCTTGAATCTTCAATAGGTGGTGAAACAAATGCCATACAATCTTTTCTGCCTTTAGCAACAGTAATAAGACTATCTGCAATTGCCTGTGCACCGTCTGCATCTGGATATCCAAATAACAAATTTACATCTACTGTATCTGCATCTGCAAATAATGCAAGAGCAGTATCGATTTCTCCAGCAGTAGGTGTATTGTCATCTGATCCACCAGATAATGTATTTTCAATAGGAGCTGTTACGGTTGTAAATGTAGTAGTTGCTGCAATAGTACTACCTGCATTTGTTAACCCTGAAGGTGCTGCTAACCATCTGATATATTCAGATGTATTGTTAATAACATCTACATAGTAGTTAGAAGTGCCATCTGCTTTTTTAGCGTCAGAACCTTGAGAAACGAATTCAAAAGTTTCTAAGATAGTTCCTTCCTTACCGGACCATGCTCCGTTAATGTCGATTACTACAATATGAAGTTCATCTTTTGCAGTACTCTTTCCTAAATCAGTTGCATAATCAGAAGTCCCTGGGGCTTCCTGAAATGCTAATGCAGACTTATATGTAGGATGTGAAGAATCAGAAGGTGCCCATGCTGCATATGCAGTAGCATTAGCAGGACACACTGATACTCGGATACTGTTTCCTAATTCACCTGGATATTTTGCCACCCAAGCTCCTTGAGATACACTACCTCTATTTTCATAATCAGAATCATTTCCTATAAAGAGTCCACCACCTCCAACTGTTGCATTGTCATGCCCAGTTTTGGCTCGAACTACTTTAAGAGCGCCACCATACTTCAAAAATGATGCCGCCGTGAGGAAATATTTATAAGTATTAGAATCTGGTGTTCCGAAAGTTTCTGCTAGTTCTTTCTCCGAAGAAACAGTCACAATCTCAGCTACCGGACCCCAATTAAACGACCCAGTCATTCCACCAATAGAAGTTGATACTGCAGGTACTACACCTGTTGCATC